GACAAGCGCAAGTAAGTGGAAATAAAATTGCCACTGCTGGATTAGCGGTTGCTTTTTCATTAGTTTTTGGATAAATAAAGATAGGAGAATATAAAATATGGCCGCACCAAATTTAGTAAACGTAGCAACGATAACAGCCAAGTCTGTTCAAGCGACTTTAGGCACAACTTTAACAACTGAAATTCTTGCAAACGCATCGTCTTCAGGAAAAGTATTTAAAATAAACACTATCATTATAGCAAACATTGATGGCACTAACGCAGCAGACGCATCTGTTGCAATTACAAAATCAGGTGGTTCACCGATAATGATCGCAAGCACAATATCTGTTCCTGCTGATGCAACATTAGTTGTAATAGATAAAAACTCTTCTATCTATCTTGAAGAGGGAGACAATATAGAAGCGGGTGCGGGTGCAGCATCTGACTTAACTATCACAATAAGTTACGAGGAATTAAGTTAAGGGAGGTAATTAGCTGTGGCAAATGGCGGAATTATTGGACCTGTAACAACAATCGTAAAATCAGCAGGTGGAAACACTGTTTCAAAATTTACTAGTCCTGGAACTTTTGCTCCAGGAGGATCTGACACTACATTATTAGACGTTTTAATCGTTGCTGGAGGCGGCGGAGGTGGAAAAACTAAAGGTGCTCCCAGCAACAATGGTTGTGGTGGCGGCGGAGGAGGTGGAGTTTTATTTTTAAAAAATGTACCTAACACAAACCCTGCACCTGTAAGTGTAACTGTTGGAGGCGGTGGAGCAGGAAAAGGATCTCCAAGTCCCTCTAATAATTATGGTGGAAATGGTGGACCTGGAACTGCTGGAAGTAATTCTGTTTTTGGAAGTTTTACAGCTAATGGCGGAGGATTTGGCGGTGGAAGACCAGAAGCATCTCCATCTCCTATTGATGCTGGAGGCCCAGGTGGTAATGGCGGTGGTGGTGTTGGTGTTAATGCACCCTCTGCAGGAGCTGGAGGAGCATCTAGTCAATCTGATGCATCAGGATTTATTGGTTCTGCTTTAGGAAATGCTGGTGGAGCTGGTGGAAATAGCTCTATTGATAGAGCTGGCGGAGGTGGCGGCGGCGCAGGTGCTGTTGGAACTGACGCTTCAGATCCAGGTGTAGGTGGACCTGGTGGTGTTGGTGTTGATAGAAGTCCATTCTTTCCTGGAACACCTTTCGGCGATAGCGGTTTTGTAGGCGGTGGCGGAGGAGGTGGTAGATACCAACCTGCTACTAGTCCTGCGCCACAACCCTCTGGAGGAAATGGCGGTGGAGGAAATGGTGCTGTTAATACAGGTGGTCAACCTGGAAGTTCAGTATCTGATAATATTTTATCTACTGCTGGTGCTGATAACACTGGTGGCGGTGGAGGCGGTGGAGCGCAACAACACGCACCTCCTGCTGATAGCACTGGTGTAAATGGAACATTTGGTTCAGCTGGCGGATCTGGTGTAGTGATGGTAACTCAAGTAACTAGAACAGTAGCTTCAGGTGTATGGAGCATAGGTGAAGTTTATGATAATGTTAAAGCGGGCAATTGGAGTAATTAATGGCACACTTTGCAGAAATAAGAAATGATACTAATAAAGTTTTAAGAGTAATTGTTATCTCAAATTCTCAATGTTCTGAAAATGGTGGAGAAAATACCACTGAATTAGAACAATGGGTAAAAAACAATCACGCAAACGATCCCGTTATTGAACAAGAACTTGGGACATACCCTGAAACATTTTGGAAACAAACATCTTATAATACACATTTAAATGAACACGCAAATGGTGGCACACCATTAAGAGGAAACTACGCAGGTATAGGATATAACTATGACTCAGAAAATGATCTTTTTTATCCTGATAAACCATTTAATTCTTGGACTTTAGATTTAAATACTGCAGATTGGACTGCTCCTAAACCATATCCAAATGATGGACAACTTTATGTATGGAATGAAGATAATTTAAATTGGGAGTTAGCAGAATAATGGCACACTTTGCAGAAATAAAAGAATCAAATAACGAAGTAGTTAGAGTATTAGTTTTTTCTAATGAAGATGTGAACGCTCATGGAGGAGACTTGTCTACTGAAGCAGAAGAATGGGTAAAAACCTCTACACCTAGAAGTGTAGATGAACCTGTTTATTGGAAACAAACGTCTTATAATAAAAATTTTAGAAAAAATTATGCTGGTAAAGAATTTACTTATGACTCAACGGGTGATGTTTTTATAACAGCAAAACCATTTTCCTCATGGACATTAAACGATGATTATGAATGGATACCTCCAGTAGAAATGATTTTACCACAACCTCATCCATCCTGGATTAAAGGCACAGATCTTTCACGCGAGTGGGATAACACTAACGCACAATATTATTGGAAAGCCCCTTTAGCTTTTCCATCTGTATTACATTATATGGATGGTTCTGAAGAAAAAAAATACGATATTAGATGGGATAGAAATAGAGATATTTGGATTGGCATTAAACACGATGGTTCTTTTTGGGACTTTGATTCTAGTTCAAGCACATGGTCATCTAGTTCAATAACAGAATTACCGACAAAAGGTGTCTTCTATATAACATCTTGGGATGAAGATAATCAAAAGTGGACAGCTTATGATTTTTGGGATAATAATATTAATTATGAGTGGAATCCATCTACTCAAAGTTGGGAGACAATATAATGCCAAGTGGAGTCAATGGTGGAGTTAAGGGAGTTGTTAACGAGCCTACAGCACAACCAGAAGTAATACACAATATTACATCTACAAATCCTTCTTTTTCATTAACGTATGGAAAAGCAGCTAATTGTGATGTAGCTTTAATTGGTGGCGGTGGAGCAGGACGTGGAGGAACTGGAGAAGGCGGAGGAGCGGGAGTAGTATCTTTTACACCAGCACACCCTTTACCAGCATCAGCTTTTCCAATTACGATTGCTGCTGGAGGATCTGGATCAAGACCCAACTCACACGGAGAAGATGGTGGGTCAACAACTTTAGGTGCCTCATCTCCTTTATCAGCTAGTTTTGGCGGAGGCGGTAGTAGAAGTGCACCAACTGGATCTGGAGGTGGAGACGCTAGTGGCGGACCTCAAGGAAACAATGGTGGATCACCAGGACCTTACAAAGGTGGTGGCGGTGGAGCTGGAGGAAACGGTTCAGGACCACCTAACGGAGCAGGTGGTAACGGAGCAGCTATACCAAGCACATTTGGTAATGCACCCTCACCTATTTTTAATTCAACATTTGGTTTAACTTTTTGTGGTGGAGGAGTTGGCGGAGGTGCGTACGGATCTAACAACCCAGTTAACTTTAGATCACCAGGAGGAGGTGGACACGGAGCACCAAACGAAGGTGGTGGAGAAGGTGGAGCTGGTCAAAGTAATTACGGAGCTGGTGGAGGAGGCGATGGAGCTTTTTCACCTGGCGGTGACGGTGGTAATGGCGGAAGCGGTAGAGTTTTAATTAAAGAACCTTCTGGAGGTTTTGCTTGTCCAGGTGTATGGGGTTTAAAAGGTCAATTTTATTGGAAAAAACAAGACCAATGGTCTTGATTTAATTTCATCTTAATATAATATTCTACCAATAAAGAATGAATCTTAAATATTATTATTGGTATTTTCAATCAGCATTACCTAAATCATTTTGTAATGATTTAATTAAATACGGTAATGAAAAACAAGAAGAGACAGCATTAACTGGAGGCTACAAAGCTAAATCAGATAAAGGGCAGACTCTCTCTGAAACAGAACTTAAAGATTTAAAAAAGAAAAGAGATTCTAATATAGTTTGGTTAAATGAACCGTGGGTTTATAGTGAAATACATCCATATGTTTATCAAGCAAATGAAAATGCTGGGTGGAATTTTCAATGGGATTGGTCAGAGTCTTGTCAATTTACAAAATATAAAAAAGACCAGTATTATGGTTGGCATTGTGATTCTTGGGACGAACCATACAATGATCCAAAGAATAAAAATTTTTATGGAAAGATAAGAAAGCTGTCTGTAACATGTGTTCTTTCAGAACCAGATGATTACGAAGGAGGAGAGTTAGAGTTTGATTTTGGAACACAAGAACCAGATGGAAAACATAATATAAGAACTTGCACAGAAATAAAATCTCAAGGATCTTTGGTTGTTTTTCCCAGTTTTGTAAAACATAGGGTTAAACCAGTAACAAAAGGAACTAGATATTCTTTAGTTATTTGGAACTTAGGTCAACCATATAAATGATTACTATAAAAAATAATTTTTTAGATGAAACTTTTATAGATAATTTTATACAAAATATTATAAAAAAATCTCAAGAATATAAACCTATATGGAAGTCTAATATTAACTGGGGAAAAAATATTGTAAAAGATTCCTCTTTAGTTTTGGCTTATGAAATAAACAAAGAACATTTAAACTATATTAAATCTAAATTTATAGAGCTGGATGATAAATTTAAAGATAAAGAAATAGTAGGTCATTTTTATATTTGGACAAGAGGAAGTTATATACCGATGCATAACGATAGCAATTATGAGTATGGTTGTACTATTTATTTAAATAAATATTGGGAGATAGACTGGGGTGGTTTGTATATTTGGAAAGATAATAATAAATTAAATATTGAAAAACCAGAGTTTAATAAACTTATAATTAATAAAAGTAATACTAGACATGGGACCACTTTACTAAATTACAATGTTCCTGAAGAAAGATTAACACTACAAATATTTTTTAAATGAAAATAGTAGATCATATTGGAATATTTAATAATGCTTATTCAAAAGCATTTTGTGAAGAGTATATAGAAATGTATTACAAAGATATTAAAAGACATAAAAGAAACACAGATTCGGTAGAAGATGAATCAATAAATTTAAAATATTATGACATGCCTTTTTTAGAAATATTTTGGAAAGATTGTTATCCACAATATGCTTTAAAATATTCAATGTTGGACAAACTACAAAGCCATAAAATATATGATACAAAACTACAAAAAACAAAACCTAATGAAGGCTATCATTTGTTGCATTGTGAAAATACTAGCAAGGCAAATAGTGGTCGTATATTAGCTTTTATACTTTATTTAAATACGGTTGAAGAAGGGCAAACTTATTTTTCAGAACAAGATATAAAAATAAAACCAGAACAAGGAAAATTAATTTTATGGCCCGCTTATTTTACACATCCACATAAAGGACTACCACCTAAACAAAACAAATATATTATTACTGGTTGGGTGGAGTTTGGAATATAATGTATTTTCAAGATTTAGAATTTTATGAAACAGATAATTTTCAATATTTATTGATACATAAAAATGCATGCACGAGTGTTTTAAAAACAATAGAATATTTAAAACCACAACTTTCTAACGCTAGAAATATAAAAAAAACTTGTTGGACTGTTATAAGAGATCCTTATGAAAGATTTGTTTCTGGTTTGTGTTATGATATTAAAAGACACAACATAGATATAGAAAATATTAAGTTAGATAAATTATTTTTAAGTAATTTAGAAAAAAATAGTAAAGAAGCAGGCAACGTAAAACACACATCCTACCAGTCCATGTATTTAATGAATTCATATGTAAACTGGTATGTAGATATTTCTGATTTAAATATATTTTTAGAAATGCATTTTAATTCATCTTTTCATCTTAACCAAGGACCTGATATAAAACAACATTTTAAAAAAGAAGAAGTATTAAAATATTTAAATATGGAATATGAGATATACAATAAAATAAAAATGTCGTCTTTTATTTGGGAGTGGCAGAAAGGTAAAATATTTTAGTATGAACCATATTCAAAAAATTTTTACAAACACCTTGTTTTCTTCACACTCTTTAGTTTCAAAAGAATATTTAGAAGACATGATTATAGAATGTAAAGATATTCAAAAACAAATTACAACAGGTGGTGATAATTGGAATTGTAATACCTACAATACTTTAGGAACTTATGAATTAAAAGATAATCCTAAATTTAAACATTTAATAGATATCGTAACAGATAAAGTAAACATATATGCTAAAGAACTAAAATCAAATTATAACTACACATGTTGCAACTCTTGGTTTAATATATATAAAAAAGGAGACTATCAAGAATATCACTATCATGCAGGTAGTCGTTTTAGTGCGATATTTGTTTTGCAAACACCTAAACCTTATCCAGTGGTGACTTTTGAAAACCCTTTACCTGATATGTTGCCATTAAAAAATTTAGAAATATGTGATATAAATGCAGAAACTTATCATATAAAAGATATGAAAGAAAATTGTTTACTTATATTTAGATCTTATTTAAGACATATGGTGTCACCTTTACAACAAGATGGAGAAAGAATATCAATAGCGTTTAATTTTTAATATGAGTTTTAAAGAAAAAGGTTATCAAATAATTAGAAATGCTATCTCACCAGAGTTAGCAAAATTTTGTCATAAGTATTTTTTATTAAAAGCTAAAGTTTTTAAAAAAATGTTAGAGGAAAAAACTGTTTCTCCATATATAACTTTTATGGGAACATTTAATGATCCCCAAGTTCCAAACTCTTATGCACACTATGCAGATATAGTTATGGAAACTCTTTTGATAGACATGCAGAAAAAAATGCAAGAAGAAACTAATTTAAATTTAGTCCCTACATATTCTTACGCTAGAATTTATTACAAAGGAAATGCTTTAGCTAGACATAAAGATAGACCTAGTTGTGAAATATCTACAACTATGAATTTGGGTGGAGACATGTGGCCAATATATGTTGATCCAACTGGTGAAGATAATGTTACTTACGTTACAAAATCAAACACAGAAGTAAAAAAACAAGCACACCCTGGTATTAAAGTAGATTTAAATCCTGGTGATATGCTTATCTACAAAGGATATGATTTAGAACATTGGAGAGAAACCTTTGATGGTGATGTATGTACTCAAGTTTTTTTACATTACAATGACACAGATTCAAATTGGTCAGGAAAAAATCAATTTGATGGTAGAGAGTTTATTGGTTTACCAGACACTTTTAAACGTAAGTCCGAATAGACTGCTATCTCCTCTTCCATAATCTCCAGTAGGATGAAAATTACAAGCCACAGAGTATCTAGTATTACCACTTTTATTACGAACTATGCAGTGTCTTAAATAAGATGGAAAAATTAATAAGAACTTGTCTAAAGGAGTTACGTCCCAATAATTAGAATTGTACACAGTATATTTTTCAGGCAAAAGTTCCATATTAGTTTCATTATTATATTTATAAAATCTTATGGGACTAGTTTTATAGTTGTAATAAACAGCAGAAAACATATTGTTAGAGTGTTTATGTACATCGGAAGCCTCTCCTGGTTTTGTTCTAGTAGCCCAAGAAGTTGTTAAAGATAGTTTTGTTTCTGTATTACCAATAATTTTTTGTGAAAAATTATCTATGGCTTGCTCTATCTTAACTTTTAAACCTTTTAGATCTTCGTGTTCATTTAAGATATTTAAGCTCTCACTAATGCAGCTGTGATTAGGTAATTTATCTATAGTTTTATATTTAACAGATTTTAAAATTTCCTCTATTTTTTCTTGATTTATATATTCAATTTCGTAAATTGTGAGAGGTGTAGCAAACAGTGGTATTGTTGCAATTTCTTTCATAAATTGATATTTTATGGTAATAGTTACAAAATTACAAGGTTTTTATGTTACAAAAAATAGGTTTTCAGCCAGGCATCAATAAACAACTTACACCTACAGGAGCAGAGGGTCAGTGGGTAGATTGTGATAATGTTAGATTTAGATATGGCACACCTGAAAAAATAGGGGGTTGGAAACAACTTGGTGGTTCAAATGATTTAACTGGAGCTGGTAGAGGACTTCATCATTTTGTTAGTTCTACATCTATTAAATACTCTATCATAGGAACCAATAGAATTCTATATGTGTATTCTGGAGGTGTATTTTATGACATACATCCGATTAAAACTACAACAACTCTTTCAAATGCATTTAGTACGACTAACGGATCAGCAGTCGTTACATTAACTTTTTCTACTTCACACAGTATAGAGGCTGGCGATATTATATTATTAGATAATTTTTCTACAATTACAAACTCTAATTTTAGTGCATCTGATTTTGATGATAAAAAATTTATGGTAACAAGTGTGCCATCAGCAACTACTCTTACAATTACAATGCCATCAAATGAAAGTGGATCTGGTGCAACAACATCAGGTGGTATTAGAGTGCAACATTATTATCCTGTGGGCCCAGCGGTACAAGCAAAAGGTTTTGGTTGGTCACTTGGAACTTGGGGTGGAGAGGAGATTGGAGCAGCCACTACCACTTTAAATGGTGCGTTATTAGACGATACTGCAGGAACAGGTGGATCAGGAACATCCATAACTTTAACAGATGCTACACAGTTTCCAAGCACAGGTACAAATTTTATTCAAGTTGGTAATGAAGAAATATCGTATACAGGAATTTCTGGTAATGATTTAACTGGTATAACTAGAGCAGTTAGAAACTCTACAAGGTCAGCACACTCTAATGGAGCAACTGTAACAAACTCTACTGATTTTGTTGCTTGGGGTGAGGCGGCATCAGGAGACTTGGTCCTTGAACCAGGGATGTGGTCAATAGATAATTTTGGTGATAAAGCAATTTGTTTAATCCATGATAGCGCTGTATTTGAATGGAACTCTGCTGCAACAAATGCAACAAACAATAGAGCAACAATTATATCTGGTGCACCCACTGCATCAAGACACATGGTTGTATCTACACCTGATAGGCACTTAGTATTCTTTGGAACCGAAACAACCATTGGAGATACAACAACACAAGATGATATGTTTATTAGATTCTCTGATCAAGAGGATATAAACACTTACACACCTACAGCAACTAATACAGCTGGTACACAAAGACTGGCTGATGGATCACAGATTAGAGGAGCTATCCGTGGTAGAGATGCGTTATATGTTTGGACAGATACAGCATTATTTACACAACGTTTTGTTGGTCAACCTTTTACATTTGCCTTTGCACAAGTTGGAACTAACTGTGGACTTGTTGGACAGAATGCATGTGTAGAGGTTGATGGGTCTGCATATTGGATGTCAGAGAATGGTTTTTTTAGATATGCAGGTAAACTAGAATCACTTCCATGTTTGGTAGAAGATTTTGTATTTGATGATATAAATTTAGAATCGGGTAATCAAATGGTATCTGCTGGATTAAATAATTTATTTGGTGAGGTAATGTGGTTTTATCCAACATCAACATCTTCTGTTGTAAACAAAATGGTTGCATATAATTATTTTGATTCATCACCTCAAAGACCTGTATGGACGGTAGGAACATTAGCTAGAACAATGTGGCGTGACTCTGCTGTTTTTGGATTACCACACGCTTTATTTTATGAAGCAGGTGATGATGCATCTTTTGATGTCGTAGGCAACACAGAAGGTAAAACAACATACTATGAACATGAAACAGGAACTGATCAAATTAGAGGTGGCACAACAACTGCAATAACGTCTAATATAATTTCTGGAGACTTTGATATTACACAAAGAATAGTAGGTAATCAAATGACAGGTATAGCTGATTTTAGAGGGGATGGTGAACACATTATGAAAATTAGAAGATTTGTTCCTGATTTTATATCACAAACAGGGTCTACAAGAGTTACCTTAAATCTTCGTAATTTTCCTAATGATTCAGCATCAAGTTCATCACTTGGACCCTTTACAATTACCTCATCTACTAGTAAAGTAGACACTCGTGCAAGAGCAAGAGCTATCGCGCTAAAAATAGAAAATACGTCAACTAGTCAAAGTTGGAAACTAGGGACGTTTAGATTAGATACACAACCAGATGGACGTAGATAATGACAATAGATAAAAAAATAAATTATGTAGAACAAGATGGTTCTTTAAATTTTATAAAGAACTCTAAATCTGTAACTGTTCCTAAAAGATTTAAAGCTAGAAAAAATGCGCCAGCAACTAAGCTAGCATATATTACAGATGCTGAAGCTAAGATGCTAAAGAAAAAGAAACCAGGCACACCGCACAAAGGGCCAAAAGGTATTCCTAGTTATGATACTTTTGGATCAATAGACTCTAGTGGTAGAGATACGGGTGTATCTGGAGCAGCTGCAAGTGCTGCCGAAACAGGAGATAAATCTGATGTAGGTAGAAGAACTATTAGTGCTGAATTTGGGCCTAAAGGTTTAGCACCAGGAGTTACTCCAAATGAAGCAAGAGACTTACGATTAGGAGCCATTGCAGCAGGTGCAGGTCAAAGAGTCAATCCAGGTTTTTTTGATAGTAGAAATGTTTTAGATGCTCAACTTATAAGAGATGCTAAAAAATTTAATCCAAGAGCTTTTTATAGAGGTAGAAGAGGAACTGGTCTTGCAAGTTTATTTTCTGGAGGTGGAATTCTTGGAAATTTAATTAGAGGAATAGGTAGACTGTTTGGTTTAGGTAAAAACCCTAATGAACCAACCTATGACATGTCTAAATTTAGTGGTCTACCTTTAGGTGGATCTGCTGCTTTTAAAAATTTAGATATTAGAGATAAATTTAACAGATTAAAAGATGATGAAGAAGAAGGGTCAGGAATATTATTTGACCCTACAAATCTTTTACCACAAATACCAATAAATAATCAAATAACACCTTTGTCTATATTTGATAATCGAGTTGCACCTATGGGTGTTAACGTTGATAAGGGAATTATACAAGCCCTTGCTAGTGCCACTGCTCCAGAGATTGTAACTGATTATGTTAATCAATTAGAAAAAGGTGAACCTATAACTGATGATGAACAAATGTTTATTGATAATGAAATTGCAAATCTCAGATTTCCATAATGGCTAAGATAGTACAAGTATTAACAAGACCTGCACCTGAATATGACTTAGGTACAGCAGAGGCACAAGTAAGAGATCTTGATGCAATTGTAGAAAAATTAAATACAACTTTTCAAGAGGAATTAAAGGATGAAGTAGAGGCACAAAACTTCTTTTTAAATTAATGGCTAATAGTTTTATAAATAAAAAGGTGGATCTAACTACAACAGATTTAACAACATTATATACTGTGCCTAGTTTTAAATCTTCAATTATAAAATCATTATTGGTGTCTGAGGACGCTGGATCAGGGACCACAATAACAATAACATTAGTAAATGCTAGTGGTACCATATTTAATTTGTTTAAAGATAAAGCAATAGGATCTAAAGCAACAACAGAACTTTTAACTAATCCTCTTGTGATGGAAGAAAGTGAGGTATTAAAAGTACAAGCTGCTGACGCGAATGAGCTGCACGTCATAGCCTCTATATTAGAGATACAGCCAAGAGAGGTAGTATCTTAATGCAAGTATTAAAACCAGCGAAAGTAGAAACAACCTATAGACATAAGGAAACTGGAGAACTTTTTAAGGAAAGAAAAGACTGGGAAGCTAGAGGTTATAAAGAAGAGAACATGGCTCAAGACGTAAATGTTATAATGCCAAGTCTTGATTTATTTGGAAAAACAAAATAAGATAGGATACTATGGCAATTTCAAGATCAGATATGGAAAGACAACTTCGAAATATGGGCGGTATCATGAGTTTACAAGAACCTAGACAAGGATATTTTTTAGGTAAGATTGTAAAGAAAGCTAAACGTGCTGTAAAGAAAGTTGTTAAAAGTCCCATTGGAAAAGCTGCTATATTAGCTGCAGGAGCTGGTCTTTTAGGTGGAGTTGGTCCATTTGCTGGTTTAAAAACTTCTGGTTTAGGGTCGTTTTTAATGGGAGCTAAAGGTCCTCCAGGTCTCGCAAAAACAGGCATACTACAAAAATTTTTTCTTAAAAATCCTGGAGCAGGTTTTTCATTAGGAAATTTATTAGGCAAAGGATTAACAACTAAAGGATTAGCTGCAGGTATTGCAGGATTGTCAGGTCTTGGTGGATTAATGGCAGCTAGAGGACAACAAGAAGAGGATGATGAAGAAGATTTTTACAGAGGTGAAGGTTTAGATATTGACAGAATAGTTAGACTTGCAAGAATGAATGATCCTGAATTTAGATTTTTACCACCAGCAGAGTTTACAGGTGCTTATGCTGAAGGTGGTGAAGTAGATAAAACAACTGCTATGATAAGAGATCTTTTAAAAAGAGGTATGGATGATGATACTATTTCAAGTATAACTGGAGCATCACAGGAGAAAATTAATATTTTAAAAAAATTAAAACAAACAGATCCTGATAAACAACTTAGAAAAGAAGGTAAGTTACCTAAATTACAAATGATGGCCGAAGGAGGAATCATGAACCTTGGAGGCATGGAGATGGATCTCAGAGGTGGTGGATTTGTGCCACTAGGAGCCAAAGAGAAAGCTGATGATGTGCCAGCAAGATTAAGCAAAAATGAATTTGTAATGACAGCAGATGCG